GACCCGCAAACAGAACTGTTAATGACCGCTGCCCATATTAAGGAAGCCATTATTAAAGAAGTAATACGAGCAAGGGGAGAGAAATGACTGATCGCATTTTTGCGTTTTCAATTGCACTGCAAAGCGACATAAACACCGAGCGATTCCAAGTTGTCGAAAACGGCAAACTGCAAACCTATTGGATGGGCACTGTTTACGGCGGTGGAGTCGCTACCGATGCCGGATTCAAATTCAAAACCCCGGAGGAAGCGTGGGAAAACGCCAGCCTGTTCGTTGAGCAGTGCGCCAAAATCGTGAGCGAGAGACTAAACAAGAAGGTGGAAAAATGACTGACCGCGAAAGAATGAACAAGCACACACCGGGGCCGTGGAATTGGACAGATGATGGGCGAGGTAATAAATGGGGACGCGACCAATTGAATCCTTCGGTGATTTACGCGACGAGAGAGTCGCAGCTTGCAGTATCTGACGAAGACGCCCGCCTAATCGCAGCCGCGCCCGATCTACTGGCAGCACTGCAAGGACTGCTAAGGGGCATTTTCGACGGGCCAGACGAGGCAAACGCAGCAATGCTCATCGCCAAAGCGCGAGACGCAGTAAATAAAGCGACGGGAGAAAAATAATTATGCTTAGGGAGTATCAACAGCGCGCAATTGATATGCTGTATGCATGGTTTGAGGCTGGCGGTAAAGGCAATCCGTGCCTGGTGCTGCCGACTGGATCTGGAAAGAGCCATATCGTTGCTGCACTGTGCAAAGATGCTCTGCAAAACTGGCCCGATACGCGCGTGTTGATGCTCACGCACGTTAAGGAGCTGATTGAACAGAACGCCGAGAAGATGCGTCTGCATTGGCCAGGTGCGCCAATGGGTATCTATAGCGCCAGCATTGGAAAGAAGCAACTCGGTGAGCCGATCACATTCGCTGGCATTCAGTCGGTGCGCAACAAAGCGCGCATGCTAGGTCATATTGACCTCGTAATTATCGACGAATGCCACCTCGTTAACCATAAAGAGGAAGGCGGGTATCGGCAGTTGCTATCCGATCTGACTGCCATAAACCCTGCAATGCGCGTCATAGGTTTAACAGCCACGCCATATCGCCTCGGCCACGGGCTAATAACAGATAAGCCTGCGCTATTTGACGATTTGATCGAGCCGGTAAGCATTGAAGAATTGATTTTCAAAGGTCACCTATCAACGCTGCGTAGCAAGGTGACAAAAGCAAAACTCGACACCACTGGCGTCCATAAGCGCGGCGGCGAGTTTATTGAGTCTGAGCTGCAAGCCGCTGTTAATACAGACGTTAATAACGTAGCGACTGTTCAAGAGGTCATTAGTTTGGCTGGAGATAGGAAAGCATGGCTGTTCTTTTGCGCAGGTGTGCAACACGCTGAAGCTATTGCCGCCGAACTGAATGCCAATGGCATTACAGCGGAATGCATAACAGGGGATACGCCGAAAGCAGAACGGGAAAATATTCTAAAGGAGTACAAAGCAGGGCAAATTAAGGCATTGACAAACGCCAATGTTCTAACCACTGGCTTCGACTACCCTGATATTGACCTAATCGCCATGCTGCGCCCCACCATGAGCGCCAGCCTATATGTACAAATGGCAGGGCGTGGAATGCGAGTCAAGAGTCACACTGATCATTGCCTGGTGCTGGATTTTGCTGGCGTGGTAGAAACGCACGGTCCAATTACAGCGGTGCAACCACCTAAAAAAGCAGGCGGTGGCAATGGCGAGGTGCCTGTGAAGGTCTGTGATAACTGCGGCGAGTTATGCGTCATCGCCGCGCGCATTTGCCCGGCATGTAAGAATCCATTCCCTGAGCCAGAGCGTAAAGAATTGGAATTACGAAATGACGACATCATGGGGCTTGAGGGTAAAGATTTGGAGGTTACGGCGTGGAGTTGGCGAAGGCATGTAAGCCGCGCATCTGGTAAGGAAATGCTTTCTTGCACCTACTACGGCGGCCTATCAGATAAACCGATTACGGAATATTTACCAGTGCTGCATGATGGGTATGCTGGACAGAGGGCAATGCGCCAATTAACCATTATCGCGCAATCTTCCGGCGCGCATCTTACAGAGGCTGCAAATCTGGAAGGTAGTGATGGTTTGGAATATCTTGCAGCACAAATGAGTCACAGTAAGCCGCCTAGTAGCATTGAATACAGGCTAGACGGCAAATTTCATCGCGTTATTAAAAGGAGTTGGGCATGAGCTGGTCAGAAATTGAATTAAAGGTTTTACGATGGGCAGAAGCTAGGCGCATCATTCCGCACGCCACGCCTGCAAGCCAGTTGCTAAAAGCTGTTAGCGAGATTGGCGAGCTATGCGACGCAGAAGGTAAGATAGATCGCGCCGCCATTGAGGATGCTGTTGGCGATGTGTTGGTGTGCCTAATCAACTACTGCGCGCTACGCGATATTGATATGACTAACTGCCTAGCGAGCGCCTACGAACAAATTAAGGACCGTCGAGGCATGCTTATGCCGGATGGGACGTTTGTTAAGGAGTAGAAATGACCAGACCACCAGAACCCGAATTTCTAACCCAATGGCGCGAATGGAGGAGAGAAGGTCCGCCTAAGTGCTGCCATACCTGCGACTACTACAGCAAAGCTGGTCATTGCGAGTCGTTTGATATGACGCCGCCAGATGATTTCGCCAATGAAGTAGACGTTTGCGATCAGTGGATAGAGGAGATTCCGTTTTGAACAAAAAAGAAAAAATGCAGCTTGAACGATTGGAGCGCCTGCTAGATGCCGAACGCGAACGCGCAGAGACAGCATGGGAAGGATACCGTAGCGCGCTGTATGAACTGGTCGATTTGCGCCTAAAACTCAAACGAATTGAGAGCGCACTAAATGGGAATGAAGATTAAACGATAAAACAGCAGCCCAAGCTAATACAACAATGGCAGAAAACTAGGGAACCTTGTCATTTGCACGACTGCGTACAGTGCCACAATCAAAAAAAGTTCATGTGGTTAAGCGCTGCGAGTCGTTCAACATGATAGAGGAGTTGCTATTTTGGACCAAAAAGCAAAACTCAAGTTTCCACTATTGGATCGCCTACTAAACTCAGAACGCGAACGAACGGAAAAAGTTTTATCAGGATTCCGTGAGATTTTGTGCGAACTGGTCGATTTGCGCCTCAAACTTGAACAAATTGAAAATGAATTACATGGAAAAGAGCTCTGATCGCATCCCAACCGAGCATGAAGAGCAGCGCGAATTAGTGCGCTGGTTTCGTCAATCAATGCCAAGCATGCGCATTTTCGCCATACCAAACGGAGGCGCAAGAACTGCAGCAACTGCCGGACGCCTAAAAGCGGAGGGCGTTTCGCCAGGCGTGCCTGACCTCTTTATTCCTGCGTTGAAATTATGGGTTGAGATGAAACGCACTAAAGGCGGGATCCTCAGTCAAGAGCAAAAAGACTGGCAAAAATACTTGGAAAGTGTTGGATATTGCGTTATAGTTGGAAAAGGTGCTGAGGATGCAAAGGAAAAGATCCTCGCATTTTTCAACGATAGCCAAGGACAACAATGAGCACAGAACACAAAAAGGACGCAAAAGATTGTTTTATGACGATCCGTATTCCTGCCGATATTTACAACGCATTACGCCAAAGTGCTAACGACAACACGCGCACATTCGCGTCGCAAGTGCTGCACTACATTAAACAGGGGCTTGCAAATGAAAAAACGACTGCATTGTGAAATTAATTGGTTTAATCGTTTAGCGCCATGCTTTGCGTTTGTTTTCGATAGAGGTGAGTTTTGGTTGTGTCTGTGGTTTGTTGAAATTGATATATGGCGGTCATATTAATGATGACACCAGATAAAAAACGACAAAAAAAAGACCGCATTATCAGGATCAATGCGGTCACACAGGCAAAGCTAATTAAGGAGATGTTAGACGGTGTTTACAACTGCACCGAACTTGCAGAAATAACCGGATTGCATTACGTAACAGTCCTGCACTACACCAGAGAATTACACCGAGCCAAAGCTTCACATATTAGTGGTTGGGATAATGACAGCAAAGGCAGGGCAGTTGTAAAAATATACCGCATTGGGAAAGGAAGAGATGTCAAACGGCCGAAAATGACTGCAGCAGAACGCCAGGCAAGATACAGGGAAAAGAAAAAATTTCAGGCGACCATTAGATCAATGGTTCCTGTTGTCAATGATACGAATACTAATTTAATGGAGATGACATGTACATCAGACGATCAACATTAATATTTGCAGCAGTTTTAATTGCAATTGTTTTTTGCTTTGTTGGGCAATCTGATTTTGAAGAAGATCAAAGACAGCAAGACAATTACTGTTTCATGATAAAGCAATGGAAACAGACAAACGGTAAACAAGGTTGGCCAGCCTATAACGGAGAACAGGGTTGTGGATGAACATTACAGATGACGAACAATGGCATGTTGTCCCATTAAATGACCTGCGAGAGCATGACTCACACGGCGATTGCTGGTGCAATCCAACGTGCAATGATGATGGAATCTATCCATTGTGGATACATAACAGCATGGACGGAAGAGAGGATTTTGAGACGGGGAAGCGCCTCCCGTCTTAATTTTTACGTTTTGCGCTTTGAGTAAAACAGGGTTCTATCTCCAAAAAGATAGAATCCGACAGCAGCAGCAAAATTATCAACGGCGTCACTAGGTTGACCATTCAATTTTAACGCAGCCCATGTACCCAATACCGTCATGGCGACAACAGGACGCATAAGCCGCACGGCAGCTTCAACCCACGGGTATGACGGGTTAGTTCCTCCGGCATCGTTCATTGTTTTGAACATGTCCAAGTCAAGCTGGCGCATTTTGACGTACTCATCAACATTCACCGGCTTATAAGAATCCGTCTGAATAAACCGACCAATTAGCGATTTTCCTAAATCTACTGCCAGAGGGCCAAGTGCCGCGAGTATGGTCAACGGGTCCATTATGGATAACTCCTCCTGTCTAATTCAAAGTGCGGTCCATCTTTAAATGTGCGCCAGTCACCGCCCCACACAATTGCTACGTTTAAATCTTTAGCGGCTTGCTTCATTGCAGCGGCGATTTTATGATACAGCGGCCAATCCCACCGCACCTCGCCATCAACCAAAGCACCAAGGTCTACCGCATGCCCGGTAATATGCCGAGAGTTAATCGTTTGACTTGCTCCTGAATCTCTAAGCAATTTTTGACGTTCTGGAGTGCGCAGTCCCTCCAAAACAGTAAAATCAACTGCGGATATATCAATAGCATGCTCTACAACCCTAACTAAATCGGGATGAACGCCTTTCAATCTTAACTGAGAACGCTCGCCTAATTTGTACATGTTAGTAAGTTTTGAAGTTGCTTACCACAAATGCTACAACTGCCGCAATGCAAGAAATTATGCTCATGCCAAGCCAAAGCCCGCCACGAGATTTATTGGCGAGCGCGATCAACTCTTCGAGTTGCTTCTCCATCTTGTCAATTTTCTTGCCCATGTCCTGCACTCGCTGGCAGAGAACCCCGTACTGTACAGGGTCTATTGCAAATTCTTTATCATCGGCCATATCACTATACCCAAACATTTAGAAGCAAAAAATTATAGTTATTTGCCGTAGATGCAACTGCGTAAAAATACGCACCTGCGGCGAGTGTGAAAATTTAAAGATAATGCGCTTAGGTTACAGTGTGCCGTAACCAACAAGGATCCAAGACCCGCCGTCAAAGCAAACATCTGCCCATTGGCTTGTGCTTAATAATTTCAGCCCGCCAACTGACAAAGTAAAGGCTCCACCGCCTGATCTTGTCACTCTGAACCGTGCTCCAGGATATGCATTGGTTGTACTTAATGTGATTGTGCGATTTGCCGTTAACGTTCCACCGTGCAGAATTTGTTCTGCATTATTTAGCGTCGTGAGCGTAAAGTTTGCATCGCTAACGATAGTCTCAACTCCAGGCTGTGACCGCCTCCATTTTGACCCATCGCTGACTAAAAGACCGCCGCCTCCACCTAAATCGCTGCAATACAAACTTGTTCCAGTAAATGATGCGGCAGACGGTAAAAAAGCAATTGGAACAGAAGGCTGGGGAATTGGCGTGAATACCTCCCTTCCTAGCGCGACAGTGCTGCCATAATAATTACCAGGCATTTCACTGAAATATGCAATTCCGCCACCAAAAAAAGGCCGCAACATGCTTTCAACGTATGTGCCTGTCGACTTGTATCCACCGCCAACTGCCACCGTAGATGCGGCACCAGCGCCAGACTTATCAAACAGCACGTTATAGGTTACATACTGTCCAGATAAATACCGCATAAATGAGCCGTGTACACTGTGGTGAGCAGTATTTGCGGTTTGCGAAATCCAGACATCAGCATTGCCGTTGTTTCCTTCAAAATATGTCCCACGAATAACAAGACCTACTCCACCCTCTACTCCTGCATCAACACTCTTTATTCCCCATGCTGCCGGGTTTGCCAGGCTCAAACCAATACCATTACCTTCTACTGTTCCGCCGTCAATCAAGAAGCACGCTGCTCCTGTTGCCAATAGACCGTATGTGTAATTTGTGGCAATGATTACATCGCGGAATGCAATTGCGTTTGGGCGAGAAAAATTTGCGTAAGCAAACTGGCCGCCATATTGGTTTAATCGAATTTCGCCCTTGCTAATTGAACCTGACAGAATGTCCGTGCCGTTGATGCCATACTCAAATAGTGAGATGTCAAAATCAGTCAGTGACCAATATGCGCAATTATCAATTGATAATCCAATTGAACCGGCAGCGCGAGCAGGTCCACGCAAAGCAATGCCGCGTATTTCTAAAAACGCGCTAACACCGTCAATAGTGCCGCCTCTATAATCAATACATTTCCCAGCGTGAGACGGCCATATCATTGTTGACCCTGGCCCGTCGCCTTCAATATGAATGCGGTTGTAAGTGCCGTTTACTGGATCGGCAGTTACTGCGCTGTAATCAATGACTAACGGTGAAGAAGTGACATATTTTCCATTGGGAAAATATAGTTTTCCACCAGTTGACACTACTTTTGTGATTGCAGCCTGAATAGCCGCCGTATCATCAGCCACCCCGTTGCCAACCGCACCAAAATCTTTAACACTCACCGTCTGGCGTAACTTAGCCTGCACAGTAGTGGCAACAGCTCCAGTGCCTGCTGGGAGATACGAGATTTGCGCCGATGATAAACGATCAGTAAGCCCATTTAGCGACGAATAAACGGTCGTGCCATTCTTATTCATCACACGAATTGAGTATTCCTGCGCAACGTAAATATTGGCCGGACTGCCATTCATTGATAAATAGCCGTCTAATGTCCTAATCGGCTGTGCCGCAGGAATAGTTAAAGCAGCGTCCAAATAAACTTGAATGGGATTAGTTTGCGGGTCTAGGTTTGCTGCTCCAATCCAGACATAGCCATATTCCAATGGCTGTCCATCGATATCAGTAAAAATCGGATAGCTTGGTTTGATGCTTATCGAGGACATTATCTAGACTCCTGTTCCTGTTGAATTTGTTGGCCAGCCTGCACGGCAGATTGCATCCACTGCACGCGCGCATCTATGGATTGTGGCAGTTTTGCGGCTTTTGCGAAACTGCATCATTTACTGTTTCCCGGGTATATTTGCCACTTCTCGGGATGCGCTTGGAATGTTTGACTGGCGACGCAATAAGTCTTTCATAGCCTTGATTGCATTTTCCTCGTTAATTCCTCGTGCACGCTCTACTGCAGATCCTAAAGTTTTTGCAGCCAACCCAACCAAACCGCCTTGCGTAGCTGCTTGTTGCGCTCCTTTTACGCCAGATTGAATAGCCTGTTCCGTTTGACCTTTCAAACTAGTTGGAGCGACTGCTCCAAACATGCGATCAATCTCATTCCCAAACATAAGCTGGTTGAGGATGTCGTTATTAAACTTGCCGCCATACTTTGCAGCAGTCTGATTAACTTGATTCAGTGCGTTGAGCATTTGAATTCGACCTTGATTGTTGCTAGTCAAGGAACGCGCAGAAGTTCCAATTGCTTTTGCAGCATCAGGCATATCAAGATCAATTTTTGTTCCAACTGATTCCTGCAATGCATCCAATGCTTGCTTAGTGTCAGAGTAACGCGCATTAGCCGCTGCGTAATCTGAATTGAGATCGCCAAGAGTACGATTAAGATTGGCTCGAAACCCCTTAACAACTCGTTCTGCCTGCGCGGATAATGGATTTGCAAGATTCTTTTTTGCATAAGATACTTGTGTGTCTAAGAATCTTTTTGCCGTATGAACGCCATATGCATCTGGCGCTTGCACGTTGCTTAGTCGGTCAAGAACATTATTAAAAAGCCGTTGTGATGCCCTATCCCCCTGCAAGTCAGAGCCTTGTAGGTTTGCTTTTGCAATGCCTTTACTATCAAACTCTACTCGCACGCCCAATTGCTCTAAATCTTGAATAAATTGATTCATAGGGCCGGACACATCAACTTTCGTGCCTTTTAACTGCTGATCAGCAACTCTTTCAAGCATACTTCCAGCATTGCGCCTGGTTGAATCTAAAAATTCAATTCGTTTCTCGATGTTCGTTCCAACAATATCGTTTGGCCGATTGGTCATGGCGAACTTTTTATTTTTCTTGCCAATCTCATACAGATTCAGCATTTTCAACATATTGCGACGATCGTCATCGCTTGCTGCCTTAATTGCTGTAATTACGCCTGGGTCCCATCCCTGTTTGATCAAGTCTCCGGCCATATCGTCATTAACAACCTGAGTCCCTGAAAGACGATATCCAACATTTTCTTCGTTGTATGGGTCTTTTGTAATTGATTCCTTTATTTGGCGAGCCTTATTTGGAGTGAGTTTTTCTCGCGCAGTTGCAATGATAGACCGCGCAGATTCTCCGATTGTAGGTTGAGGCAGTGCCGCCGCAGCTTCTGGCGTTGTGGGGGCTGGCAATCCTAGTTCTCCAGCTCTCACAGCGGGAGAGCGTATTCCTGCGCCTTCTGGAGCCGTCATCCTAGCCGCAGCGCCAATGCCTGCACGAGCCAAACTTGGAGCGAATGGCGCAACTCCTCCGGCCAATCCGGCAGCGACTTGTGCAGCAGTGCCGCCGCCCATTTCCGCCGTTGTTTGCGCAGCACCGCCACCAATTGCACCGCCTAGAATTTGCTTCCCTGCTTGTTCCGACAGTGCTGCACCAACTTTTTGTGCTGTTTGAGACTGGGCGAGCATTTGAGTTGCTTTACCTGCCGCAGTAACGCCACCAGCACCAGCCGCTCCACCCGCAATTGATTGCACAATGCGTTCCGCTTCAGTATCTGCTTGCGGCACACCAAGGCGCGTTAATAGATCGCCCATCGCCTCTGTTGGCATTTTATATCTGGTGCCAAGAATCGTATTAATTCCAGACACCAACGGATCGCCAACCAATTGAGCCAAACCAGCCGCGCCAGCGCAAGCAATCG